CCGCGCCAAGGTACGAGGCCGAACCGGACGCCGCATCGCCCAGAGCAGCGCAGAAAGGACCGACCACCAGGCCATCGCCCCAGCCACCGCCGACACACGCATAATCGACTTGGCTGTTATTGTACCACATGCCGTCAGCCTCATAAGTGCTGCTCGAACCGCTTGCAGTAACCGGCAGTCGTCCGAATGCTTCCGTCTTCATACTGCTGATGTAGCCGCCAGATGTACCAGCCGGGGTAGCATTTGCAACGGTCTTATAACCGCTGCCATCCGTATTATAGTCAGCTGCGGTGGAACCATCATGAGTACCACGAGTCAGTTTAACCTTCTGCGTACCGTTGGCATTGATCCAGCCGGCGGTACGACGCCACAAGTTACCCCAGACATTCTCCATACCGAAGACCTTTACGCCGGAAGTCTGGTCATTAGACCCCCAGAACATACCCTTGGTATTCATCGTACCGGGGGCAATAGCATTGCTATTAGAACTCTTGCACCGTCCGTAACCAAATGCAGTCTGGCACTCGGTAGAACGAGCCATCATGACCAGCAGATCCTGAAGCAGCAGTCGATCAGCCAGCACCTCGATATACCAGTCGTTACCATTTGCTATCGCACCGTTAATGTCAGCAGACGCAGTCATGTTAACATTATTTTCTTTGCCGCTAAGAGATCTCAATCTGCCGTTTACCGAAGACCCAAAATAAATCGGAGTATAGAAATGGTCAATCTGGTTGTTATTGCGATCATAGTTGCACCAGCAATCCCAATCATCATCCTGCGGGGTGTCGGAGCATCGGAAGTGATAGACACCGTTCGACTCCCAACGCTTCGTATAGATCTTCGGCCACTCCATCATAGCGTTGCCGCCAAAGGAAGAGTCTGCAACCTTGGAAACAGAGCCGTCAACCTTCCTGGTATAGTCATCGGGATTGAGGTAATGATCTACGACACCAGCATAAGTCAACATGCAAGGACGAGGCATAAATTTTTCACCCGGGTCAAACGCCCAACCGCCATAGTTGAACTTACCAGTGCTGAAATTCATAGCTGCCGGAGTAAATGCTGCATTATCCACATCAGAAGGATAAGTTACTCGTCCTGTGGGACTTGAGGTTGCCTTGACCAGATCATAGCCGAACAGGTAGTTTCTCTTCTTCGGGGTTGCACTGGTTCTGTTTGCCTCACTGCGGTTATAGGCACCGGTACTGGTGTAAGGAAATGCGGAATAGTAATACACCACTCCGACTGTCACATTGGTATCCGTATAAGTGCCGTTGGCAGTGATGTTCTTGAACAGTTCACCCTCAGTCTCACTGGTAGGATAACCAGTCGTGCTCCTACGGATGACTGCACCTGCAACGCCACTCGGCAGCTTCGCCGTGATTTCAACCTTGACGGTGTCGGATGCCGAAACATACACCGACTTAGCGGAAAACGCCTGCATCGGCTCCGGCTCGTTAATGACCAAACGATTAGCCTTATTTCGGTTATACACGCCCTGAGTCGTATAAGGAAATGCCGCATAGTAATAGGTTCCAGTAGCTGACAACCCAACATCAAGAAAAGTTGTCGATTCCTTAATGTCGGCGACCAAATCACCATCGAACTCGTTTTTAGGATAGTCAGTTGTCTTCCTCCGGATAATTGCACCTTCCACAGTGCAGAGCGTCTGTTCATTTACAACTGTGTCATTAGGGAGAGTAGCTGTAATCGTAACACTATACTGTGACTGAATTACTCCACCACGCGCAGTAAATGCCAGCATATTGGACGGCTCAATGCCGCCGAAGAAATGTCGGTTTTTACCGAAAATCAGATCTTCTTCTGCCATTTTGATTGTTCTCCTTTCGTTTTAAGAATAAGTTACAACGGTACTGATAAGCTTGCCATCGGAGTCAAAAGTTTTAACGGCTCTCGCCACTTCTGCTCCCGCTGCACTCTTCAGCACATTTGTCATGGTCAGGAATCCATCAGAGAATGTCTTCGTCAAGGTTCTGCCGTCACTTGCGGTTGAAGTGATAACTGTACCGTCGTCCGAAAACTCCTTGGTTCCGTCTTCAAAGCCAACCAGTAAAATCCGCTTGACTTCTTCCTTGTCGATTTCAAGTTGCAGATTTCCAGCGACATCACCGCTGAGCTGATCTTTCATCTGATTGTACCAGGCGAGAAAATCAGCTTGCTCAGATGCGATCCACTGGTCAAGAACAGTCTGTTCCTGTTGGAGGTCCGCTTTCATTTCGTTGAACCAAGTCGTGAAATCGCTTTCCTCCTGGGCGATCCAGTCATCGACTTCCTGAGATCGTGCATCGGTGAAACGGTCAAGCTCATCCTGCCATTTGCCAAGCAGCTCATCCAGACTGATTGTCTGAAGAATACCGGTTACAAATGGTGTAGACTCTGTGCCGACCATAGGTGTAATGTCAGCCTGGTTGATGACCGCTGTACCGTATTTCCTGTAAATATAACAGAGAGGGTACTGGTGGACATTTCCCTCGTTTGTCAAAGTCGGTCTTGACGGTGCGCTGGACGGATTACCTTTGACGAATTTGATCGTGTTCTCACGCACTGACTCGGTTCCGTTTACTTCGAGAACCACCGCATCGATACGGTCAAGAAGCACTTCTGCTTCCGGGGCAGTCATCGGCAGAATACTGTCATTCACTGTCCATGTATGATCGAACCAAGCCTTGCCGATACCGACATTGACGGTAAGCCCGCCTGCGGCTTTTACAGCAAAAGCGGTTCCGATAGAAGCAAATACGCCGTCAACAATAAGCCCATCGAAGATAGCCGACATCTGTGCGGCATTGTACTTGCGGTCACCGTTAAGTGAATTGAAAAATCCGCTTGATACACTCATTCAGTTTTCCCTCCTTACTTTGAAATAGTTTTGAAGGTCGGATAAATTGACAATCCTTCCTCGCTGTTTGAGATGACCAGCTCTGAAATGTAAGCTGAACCCTCATTGCCATATTCATTGGCGATTTGAACAATGTCTCCGATAAAGAAATCCTCGCCATACTTAAACAGTCGAGTAACTTCAACCTCGCCTTCGAACGCAGTAGTCACGATATGGTCAGCCAGGTTCTTCAAACCTTTTGTCTGAAGCTGTGCCATATACTCTGCATTAGAGAGCGTTCCATCTTCGGTATCAGACGAGATGTCACGAGCATCTGTAAAAAGCTCACGCCGGCCAAGCCCGGAAGCTGAACCAACGATAGCAGTTCGTCTTGATGCTCCTTCGCCCTCTCCTGCGACCAGAGTCACATTTCGGAAACTTGCTCTGGATGAATAATAGTTGCTGTTAATGATGTTCTCAAAGTTCGGAGAGAAAACAACATACGGATTTTCTGTCTGTTCATAAGAGCGATCAACGCCGGCATACAGACTGAATGCAAACTCATTTTCATCTGTCAGTACGATCTTGAACCCTATATTGTTTTCCTCGCAGAGTCCTTTAATGACATCGTACAGGCAGTCGCCTGTGTATTGATTATCAATCTTCAGACTTGTGATTTTAGGATCAGTGGAGGGCACAAACACAAAATTGGAAATCTTTCGATCTGCAATAGATGGGGAAATGATGCATTCATTCAGCATTGTCTGAATGCCATTTTGAAGATTTCCGTTAAAGATTCGCTGCCCCCAGATGATGCGGCGTTCAAGAATAGACTCCAATGATCTGCCAGTGATGATAAGATGATTACCTTCTTCAGTATCGGCGTTGATCTTGATGTCTTCGATAATCATACAGTGTTCCGAATCCTTCAGCCACAGATAGTAGTCCTCTTTCAAATACTGCAAGAGTTGTGTATCCATCGCAAAGAAAATTTCGAAATCTCCGTATGCATTGTATCGATCAGTCCATATCATGGATTCATAAGTATCTATGACGGCTACGGACTCGAAATCGGTATTTAAGACCAAAAGCTCCATAGTTATACCCCCTCATAGATAACTTTGTTTTCAATTCTGAACTGAAGATTGGTAACGCCGCTATCAGCGGTAAATGCGAAAATGTTATCGCCCTTTGCCAGCGTGAACCAGTCAGTATTCTTATCCAGACAGTTCAGAATATTGTAAGAAACGCCTTCACGAATCAAGGTAATGCTCTTATCGCCCTTTGAGGTGTTAATAACGATATCATCGCTTGCACTGACCCCTTTCCCTGTAAGCTTTTGGAGCTTTGCAGTATCAATCTTCATGACTTCTCTGGTTTCCGTATTGTAAATATTGATGTTGCTTGCCGGACCGATAGCATGAATATAAATCGTTACGCCGATTTCGGCATCACCGTAGTAAGTGATGACACCCTCAGTTTTGATTTGGATTTCGCCAAACACAAGCAGAGGTTCCGTTAGAGATTCATTCGAAAACGGAAATTCAAACATTGGGTCAATGCTGTAGAAATCCGTTACATTGTTTCCATCCTCTCCGGCTGAATAAAAGAATGGGTCGGGGCAAATGATCGAGATCGATGTCCCTTCCTGTGAGCTGAAAATGTTTGGTTCGTTGGACTCCACATAACCGCTTGTTCGTACATATCGGTTGTCAGTTTCAATAACGATTTCAACATTTTTCTTTGCCGGAAAGTATTTGTAGGATTTCTGTCGCACATCCTCGATCGTTTCTCCATAAACCGTATCAACAAATACGATTTGAAAGACGATGTTCCTCTGACTCAGTCTGGCAGAATTAAACATAGAGCCGTCATTGGTGACGACTTCTGTTGTGTTGACAGTTGCTTTGACCGGACCTAAACCGGTTACAGACTTGATGAGGAAGCCCGAAACCTCAGGCTCCCTCAAGTCAAGTTTGATCCTATCACCTAAGTAATTGGTGATAGCGAATGAATGAATCATGTTTCCACCAATCCTTTCAACGCCGAGAACTGATTCTTCGTCTGACGATAAATATCGATCCTCGACAGTGCCTTAGGCGAATAATTGTTTTGTGTGAAATTGTAATTGTTTCCAGAGGCAGGCGTAGTACCGCCATTTTGAACGACACTTGCACCATCACGCTCCATGCCTGCACTGATCTTCATTGCTTGGTTTCGACTCAGAAGTGCCGATAGTCTGCCAGCACCCTCTGTTACATCAGACAGATCAAGCAGCGGTCGAATCGTCGGTTGAGAGTCAATCCCGTTTTCGATGAAGTCGCCAATCTTGGAAACTGCATTGCGAAGTCCATCTTTAGCCGATTTTGCAACGGATGCACCGGCATCATAGGACTTATCGGTGTAATCAATCAGAGAATTGACAAAGCCCATACCGAAGAATCCGCCAATTCGATAGCCGACTTTAGAAGGCGAGTTAATGTCGAGTTCAGCTTCCGCAGCCCGTGCAGCAGCTCTTGCCATTGCTCTGGCTCGTGCTTCTGCGTACCAGGTATACTCATCGATACCCTTAGCAAAACCCTCGACAAGATACTTACCGGCATTGTAGAAGTCGGTGTACTTATTTCGGATTGCAGTCAGACAGCTATTGATGATCTGAACAAAGGCATCTTTTGCAAGCTGATTCTTTGTCCGAATACCGGCAATGAGATTTGTCATTGTGGTCTGTCCAACGGTGTTAAACTCGTAGAACTTATTTCGGATTGCAGTCAGACAGCCGGATACGATTGTGACAAATGCCGACCGAGCCGATGCATCACCGGTGCGAATACCGGAGATAAAATTGGTCATCATCGTCTGACCCATGATCGTGAACTGGCTGTACTTACTTGTAAAAGCGGTGACAATACCGTTAATCATGGTAGTAAAGGTGCTTGTCAGATTTCCTTGCTGTGCTTTGGCAGCGTTGATGAATGTAGTGACCATTGTGTTTGCAGCAGTGCTCACACGAGAATTGGCATTCGTAAAAGCATTGATGAAGCCATCGATACCTGCATTGCCCAAATTCGTGAGGTTCTGAGCAAATGTAGACATTCCACTTGTATCAACGCTCTTAATGCCGTTTGCCAAGTCCACAAGGTTTCTGAACTCGACAACTACTCCACTCAGCTTGGTCACATCCACGCCACTGACGCTATTGTAATATGCAGCGAAAGACTGGCCGAAAGACACCAACTGCTCACCGAAGCTTGCAATATCGTTATCGCCAGTAAACCAGGATACGATACCGCCGCTATTCGGCAAATTGTTCGAAAGTTCAACCAGAGCTTTAGCCGCATTTGCAGAGTTTGTAACAACCGATGCATCCAATCCTGTAACAGCCAAAGAATAGTTCTTCATTGCAGTACCAAACGGAACGAGCTGCTCTCCAAAGGTTTCAAGATCATTGTCACCCGTAAACCAGGATACAACACCGCCCGTATTCGGCACTGTATTTGCAAGTTCAAGCAAAGCCTGACCTGCGGTAACGCTATTTTGAATGACATCGGCTTTCAATCCGGAAACGGCGTCAGAGAAATTCTTCATTGCTCTGCCGAACGGAACGAGCTGTTCTCCGAAATCGTCCATATCATTCTCTCCAGCGAAGAAGCCGACAACACCGCCACTATTCGGAACAGTGCTTGCCATCTCTGCAAGTGCTTTACCTGCGGTAGCCGCTTCTGTAATAACACTGGCATCGATTCCGGCAACTTCATTTGCAAAGTTACGCATGGCGCGACCAAATGGAATAAGCTGTTCGCCGAACGCATTCATGTCATTCTCTCCGGCAAAGAACCCAACAACGCCACCAGTATTAGGAAGCGTATCGGCCATCTCCGCAAGAGTCTTACCTGCAATTGCAGCATTGGAAACCGCTTCTCCATCAATACCGCTGATTTCATCAGAGAATTGTTTCATGGCTTTTCCGAACGGAACCATCTCTTCAGCAAAGCCGGAAAGCGAATTTCCACCGGTGAACCACGAGGTCAGTCCATCCAAAATATTTGCGGCTGTCAGGATAAGAATCGTTTCTGCAAGAGCCTTGACACCGTCCAGCATAGCCGGATCTATAGAAGCCGCACCGTCAAGGAACGGCTGAACATTGGCCATGAAACCGGAAAGGTCAGAACCAATTTGCGGGAATTGACTGGATACGCCACTCATAAAGCCGCCGACGATACCGCCAACAAACTTACCGATTGCTGTGCCAATTCCCTGAAGCAGGTTGCCTCCTTCGTTGATAAGCCAGTTCAAGCCCGGAATTTGCGCCAGAGCGCCGACCGCAGCGAGCACAAGAGCAAGTTCAGCGATGACAGCACCCATACCGAGAACGCCCAACATTGCACCTGGAACCAGAGCAGCCACTGCACTCAAAGCCGCCATAATCGCTGCAAGCAGACCGATACCGACAATTCCCTGAAGAAGAGTTTCAGTGTCGATACCCTTAAGTGCGTCTACAATACCTGAGAAGAATGCCATCAATACATCCACCGCAGCCTGAATCAGACCGGGGAGGTTCTTAGCGACACCTTCAAGTACAGCGATAAGGAATTGGAAAATAGAATCGACGATAGACGGGGTGTATTCTACCAACGCTTCAAGAACACCTGCGATAAGCTTCAATGCTCCATCAGCAATAGCGGGAACGCACTCGACAAGCACATCCACCAGCATGAGAACAACTGCTTTGACTGCTTCGCCGATGGCTCCTGCACTATCTGCGATAACTTTGCAGAACTCAACGATTGCCTCACCGATCTTAGCCACGATAGCAGGAATTAGCGCCGCGACGCCAGTGATAATAACAGTCAAAGAAGCAACGATGGCTGTAGCGCCAGCGGTTCCTGCCGCTGCAAGAGCCGTCAAGCCTACTGCCAAGGCGGACAAACCGGCACCTGCTATAGCAAGTCCGGCGCCAATACCGACAACTGCTACTCCGATTAGTGCCAGCGAGCCACTCAAAGCAAGAATGGACGGAACCAACGGAGTCAATACAGCGCCAGCAACACCGAGGATAGCAAATGCACCAGCCAAAGTGACAAGACCTTTTACAATGGAACTCCAACTCATAGCACCGAGAATAGCCAGTACCGGAGTAAGCACCAATAGGGCACTTGCAGCAACAAGCAGAGCCGCAGAGCCGGCAAGGGTGCCTGTCATGACATTTAATCCGATAGCAAGGATTGTCATTGCCCCACCAAGGGTAATAAGTCCTTTTGCTACCTGCTCCCAACTCAGATTCCCCATCTTCTCAAGAGCAGTCGAAAGGACGACGAGTGCCGTAGCAACGATCACCAAACCGGCACCAATACCAGCCATATTATTCGGCATGAATTTAACCGCCACGGTGATAGCGGCAAGTGCTCCCGCCATAGCAGTCAGACCACGAGCGATCTCACCCCACTGCATGATTGAGAAATCCTTAACCGCAGAGGCAAGGATTTTCATAGCGGCGGCAATGGCGATTAACGCCACACCGGTAGAAATGACATTTTGAGCATTTCCGGTAAGTTTTGTGAATGCAGTGATCTCGGCAAGAAGAGCAGCAATAGAAGCAAGCCCCTTACCGATGTCTTCCCATTTCATTTCGCCGAAATCTTTGCAGGCAGATGCTAACACCTTGATTGCAGCCGAAAGAATCACAATGCCTGTAGCCGTGGTAATAGATTTGCCGCTGAATTTTGCAGTTCTCAGGAACAGAGAAATCTCCGCAAGCAATACCCCAACACCCACAAGACCTTTAGCAAGCTGGTTCCAGTCCAATTTAGCAAGTTGCTCGCAAACAGAAGCAAGAATCTTGATTGCGGCAGCAAAGATCACCATTTGAGTAGCACCCTTGATAATAACTTTACTGTTGGAACTCATAGCTTTGGCTGCGGCAACCATCATAGTGGTTAAACCCGCAACACCAATCAGACCAGTAGTAAGCTGTTTTGTGTCCAGATCTGCGATCTTTTTAAGTGCACTCGCCAAAATAAGCACCGCCGTAGCAATACCGAGCATAGCTGTTACACTTTTCACTACACCAGTTGCCTGACCACTGATCTTGTTAAACACTGCCATAGAAGCGAGAAGATCAGCAAACAACACAGTGATTGCTCCAAGAGCCACATTCAGTTTTTCGCTGTCTACGAGACTAAGTGCAATCAAAGATGCTGTGAGAATGGCAATAGCCGATGCAATTTTCAGCAATGTACCTGCCTGTAACTGATTCTGGTAAGCTTCAAAGCATCCTCGGACGCTATCAAGAATCCCGATAAAAGATTCTTTGAAACTACCAATGTCTTCGATAGCTTCTCGGAAGGTGCCGACAAACTTCGTGATGCCGACCGCAATAGCACCGAAGGAGATTCCATTCAGTAGATCGATGATTCCACTGAAATTGGCTTCGCCGAGATTCTTCGCCAAGGAGCTGCCGAGTTCACCGAGGATTTTCACAATACCGCTGCCGATCGTTTTAACAGCATTCCACACGGCAGAGAGAAGCTGAACAAACTGGCAGTTAGCGAGAGTTTCGCCAATGACCTCAAAGGCGACGATAACGCCGGATTTCATCTCACCGGCTGCTTCTCCGACCTGCGCCATTCTCTCATGAATTCGCTCAAGCAGAGAATGAAACACTTCAAAATTGGCAGATTCGAATTTCTCTTTGATCTTGTTCTTCAGCGTGGATAAAGCTGTCATAATTGTCTGAATGACCGTAGCGATACCCTCACCAACTTTCTGGAATGCTCCACTGGTTTTGATAAACTCATCAAACGCAACAATAGCATCGCCAATACCGCCGGTGAAACCGAGAATTCCATCTCCGAGAGTTCCAAACCCACCGAACAATGGTTTGATTGCTGTAAATATAGCGGAAAAGGCTTGCTTAACGATATCCAAGATCGCAAACAAGCCTTTGAAAGTGGATTTTAGATTTGCTGAAGCTGTATCGCTAAGCTTCAAATTCGCTGTGAATTTTCGCAGATTTTCAGTGATGTCATAAAGCTGCTTGGCTGTAGTAGGAGGAAATATCTCGCGGAATGCTTCATAAATCGGTTTGATAACACTCTGAACACCTTCAAAAGCATTTTTAAGTGCCTCAATCAGTTTAGTTCTTCCGCCAAGATCTTTCCATCCCTGCAACATTTCATTACGAGCATCTGCCTGAGCATCAATGAATCCACCGATGACCTGACTAAGCCCAGTCCAAAGAGCTTTGGCTTCCTCAAAGTTACCGAACAGGATTTCCCATGTGTTTGCCCATCCGGAGCCTACGGCTTCTTTCAGAGTGTCCATCAACTGGGAGAATGTCTTAACATCCTGCGCTGCGGCAAATGCTTTTGCGCCGATTTCTGTTGTCTCATCGGCGTAATCACGAAGAGTGCTAACAAGAGCTTCTGTAGTCATCCACTGATCCTGCAAAGAATCATTGAAGCCATGTGTAGCATCGATGACATTACCCTTGACCGTTTTGTACATTCCATCAGCAGTCTTGGTTAATGTACCGCAGGCAACAGCCGATTCAAGAAGCTGTGTCTTAAATTCAACAGTTGCCATGTTAGCGTTCTCGATAGATTTCCAGTCGATCAGCTTAACATAACCAGCAGACAAAGCCTGGGAAAAGTTATACATGGCACGGGATGCCTCATTTACATTGGCGCCGGAAACGGCGGCAACATTCGAGACACCCTGGATAGCCATAACTGCATCCTCAAGTCCTACGCCAGCATTGGTGAATTTACCGATGTTGGAAGTCATGTCCTGGAACGAGTAGATGGTCTTATCAGAGTAGGTGTTGAGTTCCTGGAGATATTTATTTACCTCTTCAAGAGAAGCACCCGTACTCATCATGATGGTCTGAATTGACCCCATCTTCAGCTCGTATTCTTCAAAACCCTGACTGATGGGCTCGATCGTCAAGGAATGAAGCATTTGCTTGCCGGTATTAACGACTGAGTTGGTGATATTTGCAAGGGCGGTTACAGCCATGACCTCCAATGCCGAGAATCGAGTCTTTACTGTTTCAACCGCAGAACCGAGCCCCGACATATCGACTTTCTTAGCAGCACTGTCAATGCTTTCAAGACCCTTTGTAGCTCCATCCATATCCAAACTCTTCTTTAATTTTTCAATGGTGGACAGACTTGTCTGAACATTGCTCTCAAACTGCTTATTGTCAAACCGCATTTCTACGACTCTTTCGTCGATAGTTTTACTCATAGCTTCGTAACCTCCTTCCATGCTTCATTTGCAATTTTGTCGAAAATAGGCTGGATAGCAGGATTGATGTAGTCTCGACCCTGTACCCAGCCTCCGTTACGAGTTCCGTGACCATATTGCAGAATGATCGCGATCGGAACCCCATTTTGAATATTTGAGTTGTAAAAGGTTATCTTTGCAGATCCATTTCGGTTTACGATTTCGTAATACCATGAACTGGCGGTCAAACCGGAATCGACAGGCGTTGCAGACGCAAGAGCAGCGACCCCTTCTCGGCCATACTTGTCGAGGTCTCCGAGATGGACCACTTCCTTTGCCCTCTCCAAAAAGCGTGTAACTTTAGAGAAGTCTCCCTTGTGACTGAACCTTATCATTCACGGACCTCCTTATTTAAGAAGCTGATTAACCCGATTCTGTATCACGGAAGGATCGTAACCAGCCGCCTTCAGACGATTAGTTCTATCAGCGCCGTTACCCCACAACCCCTGAATCACTTCACGGGCAACCTGGTCAGTGCTTTTCTTAGCTGAAGATGCCGAAACCGCCGTCCCGCTTTTAGTCGTTACATAGGTGTCGAATCCAGCAGCTTTCAGCCTTGCAGCCATTGCATCGGCATTCGCTTTCTTGCTGAAAGCACCGACCTGAATCTTGTAAAGGTTATCAACCTTGACCATGTAAGTATCGAAACCGGCAGCTTTCACTTTCTGAAGCATAGCATCCGCATTTGCTTTATTGCCGAAAGCTCCTGTCTGAACCCGATAAAGTACCTGGTTGTCGACCGGCTTATCGTTTCCACCGGTGGAACCTCCGAGCTTCGCGGTAACTTTGGATGCAAGATCGCCCATTCGAGCATACATCCAGTCACCCGGACAGCTCTTATTGGCAAACCAACGATGTACAGTCAGAACCATTTCATTGGAAGCAGGCTCATAGTTCAGAGTCTTTGTCTTATCACCGAGCCACAGCAACTTGGTCTTTCCATAACGCTTGCAAATGTCCGCACAAAGCTCGATCAGCTTGGCGTACACAATATCATTGAATGCATAGGGGTGTGTAGCATCACTGGCGCACTCGATTGTAATCGCACGCTGGTCGTTAGCATTGGAAGAAGAACACCAGGAACGATTCTTCTCCTCCACATACATACCTACTCGACCGTCTACACCGATACCGTACTGACAAGAAGCCTGCCGAGAAGTCGGAGCAAAAATATTGCCCAGGGTTTCTACCGAGCACTGACCGACTACGCAATGAGGTGTAATACGGTCAACGGCATGGGTTCTCTGCCCGGAATGATTCGGGCTCAACTTGGTATAGGATACCAGAGGACTGTTACTCATTTTTCGTTTCCTCCTTCACGCTTTGAATCTGCTTCAACATCTGAATCACCTTGTCATAGCCAACCGTAGAGATCAAGAAGCCCAGATACATCAGGACAACGATCTCAACTCCGATCTTCATGGTGAAGACGGTGTCAGTCATGATAAGGTAAATTACACTGACAGCACAGGCGATCAGGACGGATAAAATAGCCGCAAGAACATTGGAAGAATACTTGACCTTCGTTCTATCAAGCAACTTCTTAATGCCTTCCACCGTCAGATTTGTGATAACAGATACGATCAACAGTGCTGTAGTCAAAAAACTGATAGGCATAACTAAACCTCCTCATAATTCGTATTTTCAGCAGACTCGCTTTCTTTGTTCAATCTCTCTTCTCTTTTTTCAAAGAAAGTTTCAAACAAGGCTTTCAGAAAATAGCCAACCATAACACCCACAATTGTGGTGGCGATAGTGCTGGAAAGAGACTCTGCAATTTGTACCTGCCCCATAAATGCAAGTACATAAGACAGTTGCAGATCGATCAATGCAATAACAAGAATCGCTGTAACTGCTTTTTTGGTATAAGTTTTCAGCCATGCTTTATAAGATGGCTTGTTATAGCAAACCTTCTTAAAAAAGCATTTTCGGCATCGCCTGTTCATTCAATCACCCCTTAGAACCAAAGCGTTTTCGATTGGCGGCATTGATGGCTGCATTCCGATTCCACATTTCACGCTTGCTTCTTCGCTTAGGTGGAGAATTCTTAACATTGCACACCCGTATGAGAGTCAACAGCCTATTCAAATGCCATTTTTGAAACTCTACCGGAATGTTGTAAGAAATCATCCAGTAATAAATAAGCTCAGATGTAACCGTTTCCTTGTGACCTCTGGCTTGCTTATCTTCAATGAGATAAGTTGCAGTCATTGGTGCCTCGATATACGCATTGATGGCGGCATAGTTTTCAGCAGACAGCCGAGTATATACTTCGGGATCGACATTCTGGGTTAAGGTCATACATCGTACATAATCAAGAATTTCCGCATCGGTTTTTTCTTGTTTTCCGAGAAATGCCTTATTCCATTTGCTTTCCCATTTTGAAAGAGAGACTAAGGAATGCTCCAACTGCAAAGTCTGCTCTTTCTTGTAGACAAATTCTTCATGAATTTCATCCCAAAACTCGGCAGCCGGCACAGTAATTTTCAGCATTCCTTAGTCCTCCGAGCTTTCTTTAATTAGATGTGATGGGCGCAGCCTGCTTATTGCCGTTAGCACGCATCACATGGTTGACAAATTCGGATGCAGCACCGGCATCGGTGACAAGCTTCTCAAACAGCACCTCATAAGCGGGAGTTTCCATAAAACCTCTGGAAATTTCCTCGGACTTCATGAAGCGTCTGCCGTCATCGCTCTTCTCGCCATAGGCGGTCTTAATAAAGTTCTCGAAGAACTCCATAATAAGCGCCCCATTCGGACTGGCAGCGATACTCTTGAGCTGAACATCGTAGCCACCCTTGGCACTCGCCTGCATCTTTACGATTTCAGGCTTGGACAGGTCGAAGTAGAAATCTTCGGTTCTCTGAACACCATTCAGATCGGTATAAGTGATAGTTTCCTTAGTCATTGAATTTTTCTCCTTTCAAATTAAAAAAAAAGTAGGAGCCGCCAGCTTACCTGAATACGGCTCCATAATTATACAGATTAGCCCTGAGGATTCTGAGTCTTATCGAACAATTCGATGATCTCATCGGGCAGAGGCAGACGAGGCTCGACGCCATCGCTGCTGCCATCGGTGGTCGGGTCCTTACCGTACAGGATCTCTTCCAGCTGAGTCATGAACTCGGCACTAAACTTAGTGGAGTCAAAGGTCAGCGTGGCGGTCGGCTTCAACTTCTTACCGTTGACCAGCTTGTTGATAGAGACAGGCGTGGTGCTGATCTCCCAGGACAGAGTAGCCGCCTCAGGACTGTCATTGACAGTGCTGTAACCCTTTTCAGAAGGCGCTGCCAGGCAGCCATAAACCAGATGCAGCTTATAACCGTAATCGTTCAGATCGGTATCGTTACCCAGAATGGTACGATATGCCAGACCGAAAGTCTTACGGGACTGCTGACCGGCGTACATACCGGGCATGATCTCAACAGAGCCATCACACTCGGCAAACTCATCGGGGTACATATACGCCTCGACGGTAGCGCCGAACTCCTCGTTGGAAACCAGGTTCACATACTTGATGTTATCGGCGTAAATCGGGGAAGCCTCAGCACCGGAAGGACTCTCGGTAACGGTAGTCAGACCATTCCATGCAACGCCCTTGTTGTAAACGCCGCCGGTCTGCATCGGATAGAGAACGCCATGGTCACAGCCAGTTTCATACAGGCGTTCACCAGTTTTATCCCAAATGATTTTGGACATAAAGATATTCCTCCTTATCAGAAATAGAGCGAGAAATTCCAGTGATTCAGATTCTCGCTTGCATAATATCGTTCAAATCGGCAGGTAGGTATAGCAACCACCTTACCGACAAGCTCACTATCCGGATCAGAGTCAATGACTGTGACCGAATAATGTCTGTGAGATGAATAAACCCCGTTATCGGCGTGCACATTTTCGATGTCATCAAGTGCATAAACGATAGCGGGGTATTTCATTTTTACCGACTCAGGAGGCTGAAAATACACATTTTTGCTTTCGAGGAGTTCTTCCAGGAAAGTTTGCAGATCAAGCCTGCTCGCCATTGTATACACCTCCCACAGTCAGTATAAGTCTTGGGTACTGAACTTCAACGCTTGTCACCTTCCATTTAGCACCCATAAACTCAACATACCTCATCGAATGAAAATTCTCATTGGCAAATGGATCGGCTACGATACTGATCTCATTCGCAACATTGATGTTGTCGTTGAGTTGTTCCGCAGACTGAAGCCTACGAGTGTTACGAGTTAAATCACCATAGTACATACGCTCGATGATTTTCTCTGTCCAAACGCCCGGCTTAGTATCTTCTGTTACAGCGTAGCCAATTACTCCATAAAATTTAGCCATTTTGAATTTTCACTCCTTACTCAGTCGCCAAGGTCAGTCCCTTAAGACTATAAGTCTTTGTGGCGGTATCTTCACCATTGGTGACAGTAACCTTTACCGACTGCTTTGCCGTATCGGCGATCTTCAGCACAATCAAACCATCGTCGTCCAGTTCGACTGCTCCATTCTTACCGCCAATCAGTTCCACTGTAACCGTTGCATCTTCCGGTTCCTGAGTTACATGCAGAGCGAGATAGTTACCACTCTGCTCAGCGGTCGCACTGCTGAATCCCGTGTAATCGGTGACCAGCTTCAGCGTACCGGTAATTTCTCTACCGGAGATTGCAACATTCTCCTGCAAATCTACTGCGGTTTTACCGAGCAATTCCGTCTCACCGTCCGCAGGTTCAACCATGAGACTCGTTAAGGACGGTCAGCGACATCCTCTTCCAGAGCAATAGCGGACATAACACGAGTGTTAGCACCGGAGCAACGAGTCTCCAGCAGGCTCTTCTCCTGGTTGAAGTCGATGTCGAAATCAGTGAAGTGAGTGATTTCACCGCCCTTGGTAGCACCCAGAGAATAGTCAGCCAGGTTGACCATAAGACCCAGAAGCTTCTTGGTCTTGCTGTCCGTAGTAGTACGAGTCTTACCCTCGAACTGCTCCGCCGTAATGATCTGACCGACATTCAGAGCCGCAGCCAGATCACTGACCTTGTCATAGATGCGGCGACCATTCAGGTCACGGGCAAGCAGCATGACATTGACCAGATGAGGCGTGCAGTAGAAGTCAGGAGTGCCAGAGCCCTTATACTTCTCACGAGCGTACAGCAGAGACTGGATCACGGCTTCTGCATAAATGTAATTCTCGCCGAAATTGGCGGAAGTGTTGGTTCCCTGAAGCGTGCTCTTCATACCGGCAATGTCGACATCAGCATGAATGGTGTACAGCTCGTCATCCAGCCAGATCGGGCGGATCTTATCCTCAGCGATCTTACCGTCAGCACCAACCTCACGACCATCGCCGATCATGATAGCCGTTGCCAGCTCCTCGTTCAGATTCATACGGTCGATGCCGTACAGGTACTGCACCACATCAAAGTCCTGAATATCGATGATGTCGTCACGGTCAAGCTTGCTCTTCACATACACGGTCTGAGGATCGGTGGTTCTGTGGAGCAGCTGGATGTTGCCGACATAACCCTTCTGAGTGCCCTTCTTGTAACCCTTGGCACGAAGAGCCTCAATGTTACGCAGGTCAGCCTGACGGGTACGGATACGGGAGATAGGGCTCTTATGAACCTTCTTCAGAACCTCGTTTACCCAACCCTGGTCAGTAGTGAGCAGTTCAGGAGCACCGGGACGGACATCCTTGTACTCAGGAAACAGAGTTTCGATACCATCGATGCCGTGAGCCAGAACACTGTCAGGATTCTGCTCTGCGTAGATGTCCATAGCAGTACGGAGACTGCCGACGCTGTTGGACTTAGCCATGGAAATGATGCTTGCCTGGTCAGCGTGAGACAGAACCTCGGTCTTCTTCTGCTGATCGTTGTCAAAGACATTATGTTTCATTGTGTTATCCTCCTTATTGGATTCAGAATTGTTGTCGGAATCATCTTTGGATTCCTTTTCGGGTTCACCTTCGAGAGCCTGTGCAATAAGTGCATACATGACGTTCTGCTGCTTTTCGGACATAGAGTCGATTACATCAGCAACCGTCTCTTCATCGCCCTTTTTCTCTTCCTTGCTTTCGGCAGGCTTGTCCTCTTTGGTATCCTCCTTCTTCTTTTCCTCCTCTTTCTGCTTATCCTTAGACTCGGCAGAATGGGAAAGGCAAAGAGGCATTCCGGTATAGATGATAGCTTCATCGTCGGACATTTCGCCATGCTTCAGCATAGAGTCAATAAATGCACCGGGGTTAGCACCCTTATGCACGAGACTCACCTCACAAATACAACCATGCAGCACATCAGGACCAGCCTGCTGAAGCTGATTGGCGTAAATGGACAGAGCGCAGATGTCACCATGCTTGATAAGGACTTTCGCAATTTCACCGTCAGCGGTGTCATTGAGGAAGCCATAGGTGTAAACACCTTCCTCACGGTTCTCAAGCCATGCATGACCGAGAACATCACGAGGACTGTTGTGCTGATGATTCCAGACCAGCGGGACTTTAATACCGTCGTTATTCTTAAAGGCGTCCCGACGAATTACTCGTCCATCGGAACACTTAAGGTCGTTTCGGGTTGCCCAGCCGCTGAAATCACAAGCCTCAACCGAAAAAGGTCTACTCATTTTGAATTTCCTCCTTACTTTTTCGATTTTTGCTTAGAGATTTTGTCGTCCAAATCACTTGCTGACTCTTCAACTGAATTGTCTGTGGTGATCGGTGTTTCTTCTGACTGCTGATCGGAGCCGGACGGTTCACTCAGATTCTTGTTTCTGAGTTCGTCTGCTCTTGGGTCATCAGAAGGTTTCATACCAACGACCTGACGAATTTCATTCGAAGTCATGATTTCATTTCTCGTGAATTTGTCAGCAATTTCAGCGATTTCATTAACAGGAACCAACTTAAACGGATCTCTGAAGAACGAAATCGACTGTCGTTGTGATCGGGCAGTTTTGGTCAGAAACTTTCGTTTCATCTCATCAACAATAGCGGAAATGATCGGCTCGATTGTCCGGTTGTTGTAGTTCAGCATTGTCTTCTCGTCCGCTGTTCCATCCAAAATGCTCTGAGTGATTCCCAACTGGCTGTATAGCATACTCGTCAAGTATTCAATCTGGGACATCAGGTTGTTGTTCACAGAACGATTCAACTGTGTGATATGCTCGGTACCATCGGTATAAGCAATACCATACTTAGAACCCGACAACTGACTTTCTATATCTTTACGCCGATTTTCGGCCTGTTGACGCCTTGCTTCAGTCTTAATGACATAGGGGAGCTGAATAATCAAATCGAGTTTTCCAGATCCACTCTGTTCATCAATGACATCGAGTAGGTTAAGTTTACGAATGAGTCGCTGCATAGTTGAGTTCGGCTCATTGATAACTGCGTACAGCGGATTCTCAATAATAGCCACTGCACTTTTTGGCACTACAATATCTTCTTTTCTGCCCGTCTGTTCGTTGTACACACGAGTACGAATATACTGCGGATACCAGTCCAAAATCTGTCCGACACGCAAAGACTGAATGTCATACGAACCGGACACATTTGGGTCAGTCGTTGTGTCGACCGGAACGATTGCCACGCTTCCTTCATCAAACATAGAGATAACTACATCCTGAATGAACGACCGTGCTGTCTGGTCGACATTGGCTTCCAAAGTGAGGCAATTATTCAATCCGTCATCGATTACCGAAAGAAAACGCCCATTTTCATCCAGACGGACATGCTGAACATTCAGTGCTGCAACATCAAGTGCAATTCGGTTATACACTGATGTAACGATTGATCTTTCATTGCCTCTGGACATTCTTGGCCGGTCGGCTCGGTATGAATAGCTCATACCTAAATCCCGGTAGTTCATTTGAACATTACCGGTAAATGCATTCCAAGCATGTTTCAGTCTGGAACCAAAAGACATCTCCATTTTGAATCATCACCTCCTTAAACCATATCAACGTTTTTCTTCTTATAGGCAACTCGACCGGAAGCCCAGATACCGTTCTTCAGCTGTTGCATATCATAGCCTCTGTCAGCCAGAGCCATATGTACGCCGACTTCGCCTCGTTTTGCAACGAATTGAATGACACGCCCTGAAGGTGCGGTAACATTTTTAACGGACTCATTCATCAATTCAGCCATTTTCCGGTTATAGGAATTGATAGCCAAGGAGCTAATTTTGCCTTTCGATGTCACGGAAGAAGGACTTTTTAATAGTTGATTGGCGTACTGATCGAGTTCTTTGGAAACATCTTTGCGGGCTTTAGACACGATTTTGTCATGGTTTTTATGAGCCCACTTTGCGTCTTTCTTTTCCAAACGTTTTTGACCTGCGGCGGTCAAAGTTCCGTCTTTGTTCTGGAAACGACGAACGCCCCATTTCTGACCGAGAATACCGTGATGGTACATCTCATCCAACTTGACCACCTCCTTATTCGAATGCATCCCGATTGAGTTTATAAGCAATATAGGCGTCCATCATTGCTGCAACAGCGTCGATTTTCTGCTCATACCGCTTTTTCAAAAGCTTGCGGTTTCCGTTTGTATCTTCAAGGGTAATGCAGTTACCCATAGCAAAGGTCATGAGGTCCTCGTCGAAGATAAGCATTCTTTCTTCAGAAAGCTTCTTCAATTCTCCGAGCGGAACCGATTCAGTTTTAACGCCCTGAATGACTTTCTCGATTCCAAACGGACCATTTTCCGATTCCCATCTCGCAACAAATTCTTTCGCATTATAAGGGTCAAATCCGAGGCACCGAACATCGTATCCGCACTCCTGAATGTGGTTGTCCAAGTCTTCATAGACATCCATCATATTAAGTACGGCACCCTCTAAAACAATCAAACTGCCCTCCGCCATGAATTGATCGTACTTGATTCTCATAGCAGCAGGCAGCTTCATTAAAGTTGTAGAGGTAATGTAGTTTCTTGTCTTAATACCAAAAGAACCATTCGACAGAGGAAACAGAAATGTAAACGCACAGAAGTCATCGCCCTGCGACAAGTCTGCGCCGAGGGAACAAGGCATTTGCCAGAAATCCCTTTTTCGATGCGGAAGAGTTTCTTCATAGGTGAAGTAATAGGTGTAACCCTCCATCGGTAACCCAAATCGCTTTGCAAGAATATCGTTTCGGGCAGCAGGAGCTTTTTCTGCTCTTTCCACATCCAACTGATAAGTTTCGTAGCTTACGGTTTTTCCGAGATTCGGATTAGCCTTGAGCCACATTTCCGGATCTCCGACTTCGTCAATAGAATCCAGCTTGTACCACCAAATCGAAACATGAGGATTGATGTAGTCGCCCTTAAGGATGTCCATCAACTCCATTTTGATGGTGTCGCCGCTTCCGTTACGAACCGTGCCTTCCGAGCTGATTGCAACGATGATGTAGTCGTTCACTTTGGATGCGCCTTGCTCAATAGCACCGATAACATCCTCTCGAATGTCACCGGAAAGCCACTCATCAACAGTAGCAACCTTGATTTGTAGACCTTGGAGCTTATTGATGCTCATAGGTCTGACCTCAAGAAGCGAACCTGTCAGAAAGTTTTCAACTCCCTTTTTCGTAGAGGCTAACTTTGTGCGATTCGCTTTGGAACCAGTTGTGTTTTGTAAAGAGCCTTCCGTCAAGAACTGAAACAGAGGTCCTCTCGAACGGGTGATAGCGGTACGAAGAGGGGACATGACCTCCTCCGCCTGCTTCATTGTTGGAGCAGTTGTGATCTGATGGGTAGTAGAGGTATCGACATTCAGAAAGTAACCTTGTAGAGTTGAGCCGTACATTGATTTGGCGGCGCCTCGTGCTACGATCAAATACTGTTTGTTAATCAATCTCTTTTTCACATTCTTGCGAACGTAGTGCCCACCATGACCATCTGGATTCGGCTGGTACACACTTCGTTCAACAAAATAATACCAACCAAAGATCTGCTCACCCCAAAGCTTGAAGCTATCCAAAAGGCTAAGGTCGGAGCCATCTGTTAGAGTTAGTTCAGACTCGCAATAAGCAATCCACCCCTCAACAGCTTGGTCGTCGTAGTACACACCCGGATTAGCAATGAGGTCATCAATGCGATTCATCTCCATGGAGATCTCTTTGCAAACCGGAATCTCCCCTCGAATTACGGCATCACGAAACATGCCATAATACTTGGGAACGGCAGTGTTTGATAATGCCATAAGTACCTCCTTAGCCAGCCTTCTTAGCCATACCGTTTACAATTTCTTTGATCTTTCCATAGTTATTGTAAATAGTTAAAGCAGTCGAAGTAGCAGTCGCAATTGTGCCGGCAACTTTCAGCGTTTTCGATACATATTCCTTTCCACGATTCACATCAGTCGAAGACAATTGACTGTACTGTTTCTCCATCTGAAGACGATTCAGTCGGTTACGAAGCTCTGCATCACTCATGGACTTAACGCTCTTACTGTTATGAGCTTTAGCATAGTCCTCATGAGCAGGAGCATCAGATTTAGAAGAGCTCTCTCTTTTCTTCCCAGCTGTAGTACGAGTACCATCTTTATTCTGGTAGCGACGAACACCCCACTTCATTCCGATGATACCGTGATGGGCAAGTGCTGTATTATCCATTTTGAAATCCTCCTCTCACATTTAATCCGGGTCAACTGTCACATTGATTCGCCATTCAAGTTCACTGATCTGCCGGTTGATTGCTTCCATGACCGCAGAACTTAAAGGCGGGTCAAACACCAGTTTTACCTTCAGGTAGATAAAAGTTTTTACAAATTCAAGACGAGGATCGTCGTACAGGAATTCGGACCAGGTCTTACTCGCATCTTCGATACGGAATCCTTCTTCGGGACCGACACCGAGTTGCGTCAAGACCGAGAATGCCGAATTGATATGCATTACGATGTCCTGGTCAAAGTGCTCGTACTCCTCAGCAATTCCGAGCAACTTTTTGATCGATGTCAGTATGCTATCCATATCGTTTCTCCTTACTGCCTGACGGCTACAAATTTCTTCATGCAGAATCCTTCAATACCGGCGGCAGTGCAGACAGCGTACCAATCATCATTGGAATCGCCCATGTCAATTTCCAGTTCATCAAGACAGGTCGCAACCGTTACGACTTTGGAATCCATACTGGGTTTCTCACGAATGTTCAGTTTCAGACAATCCGTGACAACACCGATCACATTTCGAGCAGCATCTTCGCAAAGCTCTGTTTCCTGTTCCTCGACGATTTCAGCCGAAGTATCAGGAATAGATTTTTCATGAATCTCATTAGACATTGAAAATTTCTCCTTTCATTATTTTCGCCAGGGACAGGTATCGTTTTGTGTGCGCTGTACCGGAGGAAGAACCAACAGACTCTCATCGCCGTAGTGAATAGCATTATGCGTGTTCAACTTCGTACAGATCGCATTCTCTGGATCGAAGACACATAGGTTTCGATTTAAGATGTCTTCATAAGTAATTGGGTTTAGATGATGAATCAATATTGAGCCGAAGATCTCGTAACCTGGTACACCGAGATCGCAACCTTCATCTCGAATAATGATTTCATCTCTAAATTGCAGCCACATATCTGAATGATAGAATTCTTGATTCAGCCATCGCTTAAAACCAAAAGTTTCTTTTCCAACAGAACCGTCAAGTTTCAAATAACGGAACCGTTCCTCAAATGTAGGCAGTGTAATTAACTCTGAATAAGTTTTAATATTCATCGTCTTCACCGCCTGCACCAGAATATCTCCTAAACGCTTCGAGAGCCTTGTTATACAATTCTTTGGCTTCGCTGTTGGAGTTCAGATTTTTAGTTTTAGCTTCGATAAGCTCTTTCTGCTTCTCCAGAATCTCCTTTTCAATTCGTTCCTTACTGGAACCGAGTTTCAGATAATGTGTTATGACCTGAGAAGAAGCAGTTCCGTCTCTGAGCTGCTTTTCAGCACATTGAACCGCCAAAGAAATCATTAAGTTCTCTTGCGCTTCGAGAGATGTCGGCGGTCTCAATGGGCTGTTTGAGTCGGAAGAGCTTGCAGCTTTACCTTTTGGCATCAGCACTGCCTCCTCTCTTAAAAAATTTGGTGCGGATAACAGGAATCGAACCTGCACGGAGTTGCCTCCAATAAATCCTGAGTCTATTGCGTCTGCCAGTTCCGCCATATCCGCATACTTGTACTGCACTTTTTGCTCAACCTGTTGCTCTTTTGGGTAAGAATAGGTGCAGTATTTGAAAGAACTTACAGAGCTGATTTTCCACTAATCACCGAAAGGAGAAAAGAAACATGAAAGGAGATGTTCACACTTTATGAAAAATGCTTCAACCCTGTAAGCCCGTTCAAATACTGCACCCGAGGGGTAAACCCCCATCCCCAAAATATCCCTCCGGAGATTTTTTTAAGACCGCCGCGATGAGGTAGGGGGTGCGATTTTGGAGACCCCCTCCCCATGTCTTTAAGCCCTGTGGCAGCAGTGCAGATCAAGTGGTTATTTGTTTGTATTGACTTCAAGTTCAAATGTTTTCAGAGAAGAAAACAAAAACTTTATTCAAAGAGCATTAGACCTCAACCTATAGTTCAAGCCTTGTCTGCTTTTGTTGTTTTCGTTCTCTTAACTTTCTTGTAAATGTTCATGAAGTCGTAACGAATGATCTCGTCAATCGCTCTTTCAATCTCTTGATTGTTCTCTTCTTCAGAGAATTGGTCAGAAGTGTGAGCAATTCGATCGAGATAAGCGCAAGTGTTGTAACCCTTTTCTACATCAAACAGGAACCAATCGGAGAACTGTTCAAATGGATTATAAGGGTTGTCAAATGTGGTAAGGGCACAAGAACCATTCATACCAGTCACTCCTTTCAATTCAAGTAATTAGACACTGTGCTTGTTGAAATCCCAAGAGCTTCAGCAATTTCCGATGTGCTGTAGCCAGAAGCATTCATCGAAGCGATCTTATTCTGCTTTGCAGTGCTGAGAGTTGTTGTCGCTCTCGGTGTTGCACGCTGTCTAAGACTGTCAATGTCCACATTGCCGATGATTTGGGTAAGCTTATTCTCGCTAATAGCGCCAGCTTGAATTGCTTCCCATTCACGGTCTGTAATCTTGATGGTCTCTCGCTTTGCACCAACAGAGGCACGAGCCTGAGTAAGCGCCTGCTGGCTTGCTTTCTTGAGCTCACCCTTTGTCATATCCGGATTGTCCTGCTTTTTAGCAGCCACTACCGCATTAGCCATAGTCTGAGCCTGCCTTTCTCTGGGTGCATTCTTCAGAGCTACATTGAGCTTAGCATTCAGAGAATCGACCTCAGCTTGATAGGTCTCTTTTGCAGTTGCGGAGTAGGGTACTTTTCCGGTGGAGAGGATCTCAAGACGAGCCTGGTTGCCCAGGGCTTTCATTTTGTTGGCATAGTTAGCATAAGCACGCTCCACGGGGGTATCAGCTTCGGATACCAGGGTATAGGCATCCTTTGCCTCAGCCATCTTAGTGCTGGGCTGAGTACGCTCTTTGACCTTGCCAGTTCGCTTGTCAACGTAAACAGGGTCATCTACATCTTTCCATATGTATTCACCAGTTTTTTCGTCGATTTTTGGGCTACCTTGCCTCTTGATAATGGAAGTCTCAGACTTAGCACGGGAAATCAGAGTCGAAGCACCCTCATGGTATCTTCCATCCTCATCAACTGTACCCTGATACTTCTTTTTCAAAGAGCTGATGCCATTGTCGATCTCACTTTGCTTGTAATCCAGCTTGTGTTTTTCAGCATCGATAACTACCATGCTATGACGAACTGCTCTTGCAAGCTCATCCTGCGTAGCTCCCTTCAAAGTCATGTCGGTAATCAGATTAGAAATGACACCCATCTCTTTCTGTGTGTTCTTCATAGGCTTGAAAGTGCCAGCAGGTTTTCCGCCATACTCTAATTTTGGGTCAAATCCTTCAAGCCCCTTCAGAGGAGGAGTGGAAGTAATCTTGACCTTACTTTTACCAGAATTACAGGGGATAACCATGACAGTATCACCATCAAAGTCAGCACCTGAAAGCCGTTCTGCAACCTTACTGTTAATACCGATGGCATCTTTAGGGGTGTTACCAAGGATTCGGCGAGCCTCTGCCTGCTTGTTATTCACTGTCAAGATAGGAATCTCAAAAGTTCCGCCATGTGGATACCGAACCAGAGCTACTGTCTCACCATTCTTATAATTCGGAGCATACACTTCATTGTCTTTCATCGAAGTAATGGGCAGAATCACCTGATATTTCTGGCGAGGAAGAGCAGCTGCCTGAAGGTGCACAGCAGCAGAGTCACAATCATCTGCAAAGGATTTCAGTAATGATTTTTTGACCGTCGGATTTGTCAGCGAGCAGATTTCATCAAATTCAGCCATCTTATCAGATGCCGCCAAGTTCAGCTGTTTATTGACCAGACTCAAACTCTGCTTAGAAAGAAACTGGGAGGGGAGTTTATCCGCCCATTCGCCCCAGTCGCCCTCTTCAGCACGCTTATTGATAAGGGAAAGCTGTCGTTTGCCATCAGCATCGATGTAATAGCTCTGCCCACCGGCTTTGATAAGTGAACCAAACGGATTGTCAGGGTCATCCTTGGCCTTCTTCAGAACATCCGATGTCGGGGTGCCTTTTTTCTTATTGGTATTGAACATTACATCCACGCCATCAGGAAGATCATCAGAATAGACAGCCATTCCTTTCAAATATCTATTACCATCCACCAGAATGCGAACCTGAGCATAATGGGAATCACCAAGAGACAAGTCATCTACACCGCGACGAATTTCAATGACACCGTCTTTCTGAATTCCGCCGTCTTCTGCATAACGGATTTTCAAGCGACTTGAATCCATGCTTTTGGGATAGACGAACTTATCGAAAGTCTCGCCGTCATCATGAGACACATAGTCTCTGACAGAATGAACATTCTCAAAATTATAAATCTCTTTATGCTCTGTTCCTGGAGGGCAGAGAACCTTGATGTTTGTTTGCTTACCCGGGTTTGTTACCTGAGGGACACCACCGACATAGATGTGATAGCCTTCCATTTCCAAAATATAAAGAGCCTGGTTCATTTTCTCTTTCGAAATACCAAGCTCTCTTTCAACTCCGGTTCCGACATCAATCATGCCTTTTTCCGAAATCTGTTTTTTCAGAAATTCAGCGGTCTGCTTTGCCTGATTCATACGAGCTTCGGAACTCTCATTCAAAAGCGAGCGAACCGAAGAATCGTTAGCAAAGCCCATCTTGTCAGCGATTTCATTCAAACTATAACCCTTAGCACGAAACGCCTTAGCCGTAGCGACATCAGCAGAACGGCGTTCATCCTTTGCAAGGCTCATCTGGGTACGAAATTGGGTTGTACTCAAGCCCATAGATTTTGCAATGGCTACTTCTCCTGTGTAAGTTTTTCCATCTTTGTCAGTAAAGGTGAAATTGGACTTTTTCAGTTCTTCTACACGAGAGAGAAAATCACCGCTGTGTTGATAAGGGTTATCACCCGAACCCCAAGGATAACGACCAGACCTTCTTGGCATACCGTAATGCATTAAAATATCATCCGTGAGACTCATGGTTTAACCCTCCTGTTCTTTGATTTTTCTGATAACCTTGTCGAAGGTAATAATTTTGTCCATGATTGGAACAATATCTTCGGCAGTAGGCGTGTGATATAGAATTTCATTGTTCTGATACAGACGAAGTTCCATCTCGATTTCCGATGGCTTCACCTTGTATTCCAAACAAAAAAGAGCAGCGTATATTTCAAGCTGCTCCATGTGCGCCGGCACGACACCAGTCTTCAAATCGTGAATACGAAGTGTACCATTCCGAAACACAATCGTATCAGCTGTGCCAAAGCAATTTTCTGAATAGAACAGAATCTGTTCAGGCACCATACGAAAACTAATTGCGTCATTGACATACATGTTCAATGTTTTCTGTGACTTGGGGAGTTTTTGCCCCAAAGTGATACATTGACATGCAAAGTCATGTAGAACGGTTCCTCGCTGTGTGGCCAAAAACTTTGAATAAGCATCGGCTACTTTTGTTTCATCATAGTTAATCCAATGATACTTGCTGGCACCAAGAAAAGCGTGTTGCCCTTCAAGATTGGAATGATTGTTGAAGATCATGCAGCACTTCCTCCTTGTTCTCGGGGCAAATAAATCTGGAAAAAGACATCTCGTCCATCTTGCCCACATAATATTCTTGGTTCGGTTGCTTTTTTGCGCCAGCGTGTTGTTTACATTCCAGAGCAGCCCATTTGTCATTGAACAGAATAAGCAGATCAGGAATGCCCTGTAAATATCCAGAGTCGCTTTTCATCACGATGCAACCCGGAAAAAGTTTCTTAAGCTCCTTAATGAGCTTCGATTGAAATTGACTTTCGAGCATTGGCAAATGAGCCTCCTTTCATGTAGTTTTTCAAAACTGAAAAGAGAATGTCTATTCTTAAAAATAGCTTTTTTACTCCTCTCTTCATAAAAGGGGATGTATTTTTCGCGCGGCGGAAAAAGGCATAAAAAAAGACCGAGACACCGTTTAAGCATCTCGGTCAAATATAAAGTTGTTTGTTATCGAGCTTCTACACTTACTGGATCAAGTTCAAAGAGACCGGTATCAGAATTGTAGCTCCGCACTTTAGCCTGTATTCTTACATTGCTGCCGACTTTGATATAATCAGCAAGCGTAAGTCCGTCTCCTAAATCATATACCCCAACATCCTTAAACTTAAAAGTTGGACCAGGGTTTGCAGTATTTTCATCCACATAGTCTCCCGCACTGATTAGCAAATCATATCGGGTGTCGTAATTATCGTGGTTTGTAAGATAGGTAATACAGCCATCAAACTCAATAACCTGATTCTTATGAGCCTCTGCAAAATCGGCATACGATTGATCCATATCTGCTTTAAGAGAAAGCATTGCTGCCAATTCTGGAGAATTATCTACTGTCAAAATATCAACAGCAGGCTCTTCGGTTGAAACGGATTCGCTATCTGTTTCAGAAGTTTCTTTTTCCGGGAATGTGTGATATGTGATTATAACCTCGACATCGGCCGGATACCAAGCATCAGCAGAGTATTTAGTATCGCCATCCACGGAAACAGATTCGACCTCACCGTCTTTTGTAAGCCAACCAGTAACAAGGTCGTCAAGTTTTTCAAGTTTGATGTTTGTGAAGCCACTACTTTCAAACTCGTCAACTACTTTTTGATAATCCTTGCCTTTTTGAATACTGGAACCAGATGGAGTTTTAGCTTCACCGTCATGCCCCTCTGAACCGCAACCTGCGATCGTAAATATCATGGCAATTGCCATACACACTGCCAAGAACTTTCTCATCTCATTAACCCATCCTTTCCGAGGGCATTAAAAAAGTGCGCCCCCACAATGAGAGACGCACCGAAAAAGTGTCAGCCCTCATTGTTGCCACACAATCTCAATCAAGCCGCAAAGGGACAAATGAAATGAGTAAAGAGAGAAAACACTTTTTACCAAAGCAGTTTTCCCTAAACGACTTGAACATATTAGATTGTGTGGCACTTATAGTATAGCACAGTCTGAAAGAAAAAGAAAGAACTTTAGGTAAAAAGTCTTGACATTTCCATCGACTTGTGCTATGTATTTTGGCTTTTGGTCAAATGCCCACTTTTCTCGCCCTATTTATATATTTATTAAAACTTTTTATCACAATTAAATAAGAAATAAAAGTGGGAAAGTGGGCTTTTTTCACAAGAAAAATTTCAAATCGGCGCAAATCGGCCATTTTGGGGCAAAAAACGCTCAAAAAGTGCCATTTTCAGAAAATGCCTCCGAATTTTTCTGCCCACTTTTGGTTTTCAAAACCGGGCTTTTGCCCACTTTTTCTGGGCTTTTTTCAGGAAAATTGTCCGTACACGCTCAAAAATTTTTTCAAAAGTGGGCTTTTGCCCGAATCCGACAAACAAAAGTGGGCTAAAATTTACACAATTTTCAAGTATGTACGGACTCATTTCTCTCATCTCCAAACCCGTCCGTTCCGTTTATCAATCAGAATAATCCGACCTTCGATCTCAAAGCCAGCCAACTCGCACAAGTAAAACAGTGTATGCAGCAGTCTATGAAATCTTTCGTCTTCTTCACGATCAATATTCTTGAGGGCTTCGTAAGCGGTCGGGTCAGGATATCCTTCGGCATTTCGTCGAGGATTAGTAGTGTTCGCCATGATGCAGGTACTCCTTTCTTCTAAGTTTGTTTCAAGATCGCTACGCCTTCTTTCAAGCTTTCCGGAATATCAATGACTCGCTGATTACGGCTTCCTCTGAAGTCAAGATCCAACGATTTTTCAGCCTGTACGAACGGGCCGTCAACAAGCACATCAATATGTTTCAGAAGCTCGATGCCTTGCCTGTACAAGTCTTCAAAAAGATAACCAGTGTAGCACCAAACGCTGAGTCCCATTTGATGAGCTTTTTCAGCGATCAGAGCACACTGGTAAATCTGACAGAACGGCTCGCCTCCGGAAATGGTGATGCCGTCTATCCAATTTTTTCTTTTTGAAATATCATCGAGTATATCTTCGATCGACACGAGTTTTCCGCCACCGAACGGGTGAGTTTGAGGATTATGACAGCCGGGGCAATGATGAGGACAACCCTGTGCAAATATCACATATCGGATGCCTTCTCCATCAACAATGGATTCCGGTTCAATCCCCGAAATTTGAATCAACTTCATGCTTGACACGATCTCGCTCCTCCGCACGCTTAGCGTCATTCCACTTATCAAGAGTTCCGACCAAATATCCAGTGATGCGACGAATGCGTTCGAACGGAACTCCATCAGCCTCGCTCCGTCCGCAGCAGGGACAGGTGTCATTGATAATACCGTTATAACCGCAGACAGGATCTCGATCTACAGGATGGTTGATGCTTCCGTAACCGATGCCGGCTTCTTTCATGTGTCTTACAACTCGTTCGAAAGCTACAAGGTTTTTGGTCGGATCACCGTCCAGTTCTACATAGGAAATATGACCGGCATTAGTAAGAGCATGATACGGAGCTTCAATATCGATTTTCTTAAGTGCAGGGAGATGGTAATATACCGGAACATGGAAGCTGTTGGTGTAGTATTCACGGTCGGTAACACCTTTGATAATTCCGTATCTTTCTCTGTCAGATCGAAGCAGCCGCCCAGCTAAACTCTCAGCGGGAGTAGCAAGACAGGTTACATTCATACTGAGTTCTGTGCTCTTACGGTTGCAATAGTCACGAATATAGCCGACAATACGCAAGCCAAGCTCCTGGGAGAACTCATCTTCACCGTGATGCTTGCCATTAAGCGCTACAAGACACTCTGCAAGCCCGCAGAAACCGATAGATAGCGTTCCATGCTTCAAGACCTCTCCAACCGTGTCATCAGGAGAAAGCCCGTCAGAATCCATCCAGACGCCTTCTCCCATAAGGAATGGGAAGTTGCGAACTACTCTCGAAGCCTGAATTTTATACCGGTCGAGAAGCTGCTGCATCGTAGTGTCGAGCATTTTATCCAGTAGTTTGAAGAAAGTGAGATAGTCGCCTTTGGATTCAATGCCAAGTCGAGGCAGGTTGATAGAAGTGAAGCTTAGATTGCCTCTACCGGGAGCGATCTCACGAGACGAGTCATAAACATTACCCATTACACGAGTACGGCAACCCATGTAAGCCACCTCCGTCTCAGGATGACCGGGTTTGTAATACTGGAGATTGAATGGAGCGTCAATGAAAGCAAAATTTGGGAACAGTCTCTTGGCACTTACCTTCATTGCCAGCTTAAACAAGTCATAGTTCGGATCGTCCGGATTATAGTTGACACCCTCTTTGACACGGAAAATCTGAATCGGGAAGATTGGTGTTTCGCCATGACCGAGTCCTGCTTCCGTAGCAAGCAGAAGCTGTTCAATAGCAAGACGACCTTCCCAAGATGTATCTGTGCCATAGTTAATAGAGCTGAATGGAACTTGAGCGCCGGCGCGGGAATGCATGGTATTCAGATTATGAATAAACCCCTCCATAGCCTGATAAGTATCACGGGTGGTCTTTTCCATAGCATAGTCGAGAATCCATGCTTTATCTTTCAGATCGTTGAGGCGTTCGCAAATCTCATAACCTTCTTTCAGATATTTTTGATAGGTATAACGGACGCCTTCGGCCATAGCATAATCGAAGTCAACAACACTTTGGCCACCATGCTGGTCATTTTGATTCGACTGGATAGCAATAGCCGCCAGAGCAGCATACGAGCCAATGCTTTTTGGCGCCCTCAGATGACCGTGTCCGGTATTGAATCCATTCTTAAAGAGTTTGCGAAGTTCAATCTGCGTGCAGGTCGTCGTCCATGCATAGAAGTCAAGGTCATGTATGTGAATCCAACCATCGCGGTGAAGTTCTGCAATTGCAGGTTTAATCAAATACTCCAGATTGTACTCCTTAGCGGTATTGGCACCATATTGCAGCATAGCCCCCATAGGGGAGTCACCGTTGATGTTGGCGTTATCTCGTTTCAAGTCGCTATCTTTTGCCTGAAGAACAGTAATACTATCAAAAATAGTTTTTACCTTTTCTCCGAATTGTTCATTCATAGAAAACCCTCCTTAAATATCATCCTGATTGCGATGCAGACTGTGTTCAGCGTCGAAACCATCCGGATACCTGGCTTTCAGTTTGTCCATATTCATCTGCATGATGGTTTCAAGGTCATACCCAATGGCGTTTGCACTTACAGCGAGATACCAAGCCACATCTCCAAGCTCTTTAGCCATATGTGCAGTGTCCAGTTCGTGCCCCTGAAACAGATGCTTTTTCAAAATATCAATTGCTTCGCCGGCTTCTCCGTTCAGACCCATTAAGCCATTGAGCAGAAGTCTCTCAGGCGGTAAATCTCCTGGGGCTGTGCGAAGAGCTGCCTGCTGATAGTCGTTCGGCGTCATATTTTTTCCTCCTGTGATTACGATTTACCAGTGCAATAGCCTGGTTTATTTGAATATCAAGCTGCCGCTGTTCCTTTGCTTCCCGCAGACGGTCACGAACAGCCTGAATATCCGCTTTTGTCGCTTCTCTGGCAAGCATAGTTTTCTCCTTTACACAAAAATAAGAGCCAAGGTTCATCCTCAGCTCTTACATGAGTTATTGTTTTTTCGATTCGTGGTATTTCCAGGCTTCACAAACCGTTTCCTTGCATTTCGGATAATCAGGGCGTCCGCATTTGTTGCAGATAAGCTCTTCTCGTCCGAGATCCGGAATATCTTCTTCAAATTCTTTGATAACAGTTGTCCATGTGCCGTCTTTTCTTCGAACCGGACAGGACATTCTGGATTTAACTTTCATTGACATCGCCTCCTCGTAGTATTTTACCATAAATATAACAAAAGTAAAAGGGCTTGTTACGGCCCCTTTACCTTCGAAATCGAGTAACTTACGAAATCAAGATCTTGTAGCGCTCGTTCAGCTCTTCAAACACTTCCTGATCTGCTGCAATGCTGATGTGAAACTCAATCTTGCCCTTTTCGTTCAACACGGTTTGGACAGCAGGCTGAAGTTTCTCAGCAAACAGCATTCTCAAACAAGTGCCGAGTTGCCGATCATTAACTGCCAGAAAATAATTCATTGTGCGTTACCTCCTTTCATAATAGGGGGTGTATTTTTCGTGCAGTTTCAAAGAATTGCTTCTCCGGAACGATAGGTTTCCGTCCAGTTTTGATGGTACTTACAACCAACAGATATCCCACTGATGAAGTCATAATGAATCACTTTCTTTGATGTGATCTTTCCATCGGCCGTATCTCGGGTCACAGTTGCATTTTCGACCGCTTTGAGAATATCAAGATAGTCCTGTTTATGGGTGCATACTTCCCGATGAGCGCAGCGAGTACATAAGGTTTCCTTTACTCCTTCAAACATCTGCTTTTTCCTCCTTGCCTGTAATCAGCTCAGAATAAGGCAAACCCTCGATCCAGTTGCAAAGTGTATGCCATTCATCGAGCTTGTGATGCCGACGGGATTTGTAGATGTTTGCCAGGACCTCGTAGTTCAACATGACCGTCCGCTTCTGGTTGTAGGAACTGGGAAGAAGCTGAATCATCTGCCACCAATCATCTTTATCGTTGGACTCAAGGTACTCAATTCTATAGGAGTTTAACATCTCAATAGTAAACTTGAGAATATCAAGCGGCGTTGCCCATACCTTATGCAAAGAAGTCTCATCTTCGTCAACAACAGCGCTTGTAATCCAGTCTCTGTGATGATCTTTGGAATTAAGATGCTCGTGACTGAAATCATCCAAAGTAAACTCCTTCGCTGCAATTTTGTGCATTGTGGAGCAAGAGTTAGCGACCGTGCCAACTTTGTAAGTGTCGAACTCCTTCCACCAGTACAGCGGAGCAGTTATGTCGAGGTACACAGTAATCATCCGCATGAACTTGCGATGGTCGGTGCCGGCGTTACGGAGAGTGGTCATGAGCTTCAGATCATTGACCCCGAGAATGTATTTTGTGCCAATCTCAACATCGTCAGCGTGGCAATCAGTGTATACACAATCTGCGCAATGAGCTGGACCATGCGTGGCACAAACCCCGCTATCACTCTTCTCCCATGAGTTCTTAGGGTTCCGCATACCACGAATGGCGTGCTCCCATCCGAGGGCTTCGGTGTTTTCAATTTTCAGCATTTTCTACCTCCGTAAGCTTCGTCCGAATCATTTCCAGAATTTCCTCTACAATTGAACGAGTATTGTTGTGTAATTTAATATAGGCTTCATGGTCTTTGTACCAGGCAAACATTTCGGAAAGATCTCCTTTAATCCAACTGAATGCCCACCAGTCACAGATCATCTCGATGATGTATTGGTACGGCATTTCGATAAGGATGGTTCCTTCTTTAGGCTCGTCGTTAATTAAGACCCAGTGTTGCCAATGATGGGGGTTTCGATGAATATGCATCAGCCATGCCAGATTGAACGCCTCTATGACCATCGGAGTTTGCTCACCATAGAAATAGTCATCATAAGGCTTGTACTCATCTGGTGTGTTCTTCGACATGTCATGAAATTCAATATTCCGAGTAGCCTCCACATCTGTTAACTCTGGTATATAAGCAGCAAGCCACTGATAAGCTTTTTTACAGCTTGTCTGTGGTTTTCCAGATATTCATCATATTTTTGAGACATTGGATTCTCCTTTCTTATAGATAACCCGATCGCAAGCAACTTTGTTTATCACGCTGGTTGTGTAGTCGATTGTAGGGACCTCATGCTGCTCGAAATGGATTACTATGGAAAAATCGGTGATTAAATCATTTTCAGGATGTACCATCGTTTCAGCTCGGTTGATAAGTTCTTGGCCAGCGTCTTTTATTTGCTGAACAAGAGCATCACGATATCCATTAGCCATTTTTTTCGATCTCCTTTCTCAATTCATGAACCATAGTCACCTGTTCTTCAAGCCCCGGCATATGAGGGCAGGGATAATCGAGACCACAAAATAGACAAGTAACACCTCTCGTAAGAGCAAAGCATCGATTGCATAAAACCTGACAACTTTCTTTAAGTGAATTGTTTTCGTTTTCGAGTTTTGAAAGCTTTTCAT